GTGGAAAGCGTCGGATTAGTGTTGACGACGGTCCAGACAACAGTGTTCTCGTAAACCGCGACTGCGCGACCCGCCTGCGCCGCCATGTTGGTGAAGGCGCCCAGGTTGTCATTGATCAGGACGTGGCGGGTGACGCCGAACGTGCGGCCATGCGACTTCAGCTGAGCAATTTCAGCACTTTCGCTCATCGAACCGCGGGTGATTTCACCATGCTCATTGAGCTGCAGAATCGCCGGGAAGTCGCCAGCCCGGATCATATTATGGGGCTGGAAGTTTGGCAGGTTCTGCTGACTAGCAATGGCCCGATAGGTCGGATTCGCCGCCATGTAAGCGCCGAGGAAGACCTTGTTCGCGGAAACGCCAAGAATATTCGGGAAGTCCGAGGTAGTATTGCCGAGCGCTTCGTCAGTAACGCGCGACAGCGTCATGTTGCGCGGATCTTCACGAACATTCATCCGACGGACACACTCGCGCATAAAGTCGGTGGCGCGATAGTTGAGGAATTTCGCAGCACCGTTATTCGGAAGCTGGTGCGAGGGATTAACGGACTTCAGCGCATGGTAAGCGATGGCATCCGACATCTGCTCGCGAACGATGTTCGGGTCCTCGTAGTCGAAGATAATGCGAGCGCCCTGGTCGGTCGGAATAGCTTTGTGATTCACCGACCGGATAGCCTGCGTCCGTGCATAAATCTTAATGAGAGCTTCGCCTACTTCTTCGGGCGGCACCCCATCGCTCATAAGCTGGCGGGCTTCCTCGACCATGTTCATCGACTTGCCGAGGTCTAGCGCCTTGTTAACTGCCGCTACCGCTCGCTTCTGCGCGATATCAAGCTGAGCCGCCGCGTCCTGAGCCGGCACCTGCGGCAGGTCCTCATACTGAGTCTGCCACGTGCCCGGCCGCTCACCCTGACTATGGATCTGCGGGGGCTTCTGCGTCGGCGCGATGCGCTCGATGATCGCGTCCAGATCGACCTTGGCCTTAGGCTGCTCGGTCGCCGGGCGCTCAGCACCCACGTCGGCGGTGGTGGTGTCATCAGACATGGGTACAAAATCCTCGCTGGAAGTAATGGTCAGGGCGTCCCTGACGCGGTCAGGAATAGAAGTGAATTTGCTCACAATGTTGGCTGAGGCGCAAGCCGCCAACTTACTTTTTGCATCGGTGACATGGCTGGCGAACCCGCCAGCCAGGGCTTGCGGCCCGTCCATCCAAGTCTCGGCAGCCATAAGCTCGGCAATCTCTTCCGGCTCGCGCCCAGTCTTCTTCGCGTAAATGCGAACAAGACTTGCCTTGATGCCGCGCATGGTTTCTGCCATACGCTCCATTTCCTCTGCCGTTCCCCAGACCATGCCACTCGGATCATGAATCATCATGAACGAGCTTTCGGGCATAAGGATTTCATCGCCGACCATAGCGATTACACTCGCAATACTTGCGGCAATCCCGTCCACGTAGACGGTAATCTTTGCGCCTGCGCGCTTTTCTCCGTCCAACAAGTTATAGATAGCGAGACCGTCAAAGACATCGCCACCCATGCTATTGACGTGCAGGTTAACCTTCGAAAGCTTACCGAGTGCTCGGAACTCGTCAACGAAATCGCGACTAGTAATGCCGAAGGCGCCGATATCATTGTAAAGGTCGATATCCGCCTCGCCAGTCCGGCCGGCGCGGGCAGTAACGCTAAACCATTTTCCGTTCTTGGGCTTCGGCGCGTTTTTCGGGGATGTAGCCATGTTCAGAATCTTTCCGTATAGGCCAGAGAGGTTGCGGGGCGGAACGGGCGCGTCGGTGTCAGTGTCTTCCACGTCCGCATCCTCGTCTTCTTCGTCTTCTTCGTCGGGCTCAGGTGCCGGCGGTGGCTCGGGCGCAGGCGGAGTGCCCATCCAAGAAAAGGTAAGCCCCGCATCTTCGAAAGTTGTGCGCTCTCTGATCAGCTCTTCTATGTGCATCTGTGGGTCGCGACCACTTTCCTGGATCATCTGGTGGAAGGTAGACCGACCGCTCGCGAGCGCGTCGTCCTTTGCCTTCCCGTCCTTGCCCGGATCAAGCATCTCACGTGCCGGAAAATCCCACTCAGCTTGCAAGTGCTCGCGCCGACCTTGCCGCACGGAATTAATCATTTCGAATTTGTGCCAGATCGGATTGCAAAGCATCGGTTTGACCAGCAAGTGTTGCCACTGGTCAAGCAAAGCCCACTGATCGAGGCCGCCCGTCCGCGCATTACTGTAGTTTGCGTTACTGAGGTCGCCGGTCATCTGCGCGTAAGTAACGCCGAGGGCACTGGCAATCGAATGCAAAACTTGCTTATGGTAATCGCCGCTCTGCGTTGCCGCGGGCGGGTTTGCGAAGGTGATCTCCTCATTATCATTGAGATAATCGATCATTGCAGGCGAAATTTGCTCGGTGCGAGTGATCCCCGGATAGCCACTTTCGATTCCAGCTTCGCCACGCGCGGTCGTCCGGTTTGGCGTCCGAACAAAGGCGGCAAAACAAGCCTGGATCTTTTCTTTCTTCAGGAAGGTATCCATCAAGTCTTCAAGGTGCCGGGCCATAGGCGCAGCGCTCGCAATCCATGGAACACCGTGGACTTGGTCTGGACGATCCTGGCGAAACAAGGGTGCAATGTATTCGGCCGGCACTCGAACAGTGCTGTGAAGCTCTGGATGGCCTACGTCCGAACCAGGGTGCTCGTTAAACATGTGATAAGCGACGCGGTCTCCGGCGGCGTTGAACTCAACACCGTGGACAATCCGCGATCCACCATCAGCCAGCATCCCATGCCGGCTCAGATCGATCATGTCCGGTTCAAGGATACGGATGCGCCAGGGGATGCGAAGCTCCGGCGCGGGGATAAATTGGACAAGGGCTTCGCCGCTAACGATCATTGTGCGAACAGCAAGCCACTGCAACCCATATAGGTCCTGCAGTTTGTCAGCGTCGCACTGCAGCACCCACTCATTCCAGGCAGCCCAAGTCCTTTTCCGGACCTGCGTCGTGATGTTTTGCGGAAGGCGAGGTCGGACGCCTTTCCCGATGATCTTTGCTGCAAGAATATTGTAGCCACGCGAGATGTAAGGATTGTTTCGGTCCAGGTCGCGGCTGCGGTTGCGGATGCGCGCTAGCTGATAGCCGATCTCCGCATTTGCGTCGCCTCCGCCGGCATCCCAGTCGGCAAAGCTCCTGTCGTAGCTCGCAGCCCGGTAGGCGTTCGTGATCCCCCTCATCTCGCTCAGGCGTGCGCGCTTCGTTTCCCGCTCCAGAGCAAGGCTCGGCGAAAAAGTCTCAATAACGCGATCAAACCAGGAGGCCATTACTTGTTCCGGTAAAATGTCGCGTAGGTACGGAAAGAGCCCGCGGCGGGCGCTTCTGTTGCCGCGTCAGCGAGCAGCCGGGCGAGCGCATCCGGATCGTTATACTTAATTCGCTTGTCACCAGTCTGGATCTCGGAAACGCCACTCCCGTACAGTTCCAAAAGTTTGTTGATCTGTTCTTGCGTGAGAACTGGCATCGGCTTTTCCTTTAACGACTAGACCCAGCGCGAACTTACGCGGGGAACCCAAGATTTCGGCGCTGGGGCAGTTTCAACCGGAACCTTTGGTGTTTCTTTTGCTGCCGACTTAGTTCCGCGAACCCTATCCCAGAACACTTCCCCATAAACATCAGCTTCATGCATTGCGGCGCGAGCATAGATAAAGCAATCCAAAAACTCATTCCTTTCTTGTGTTTTTCGCCATTCCTTTCGAATACGGCCGGTTTTCATTTTAACCGAAACACATTCTTCGCTAACTAACTGCTGAACCAAATCGGCAGAACAACCTTTCGGAAGATGAACATAGCCTGGTGGAAACCTGCCGCCGGCTGCGAGTTCTTCTTCGGTCGGCCGTTCCATAGCCAGCCTAGCATAGAGTTGTGCCTTGAAGATTGACACAGACACGGTCCACGACTCAACACCCCTAAGCATTTTCTTGCCGTTGCGCCCCACGTCGATGCGCTTGGGGCCGCTGACCGGCGCCTCGCGGTCCCAGCGGTCGTAGCCCTTGAGGCACATCACGGGCAGGGGCCGCACCGACCTGGCCCAGGCAAAAGCTTCCAGCGTCACGTTGCCGTCGCCCGTATCCACTCCCAGGTTGTGCAGCTGAAATACTTCACCGTGCTCATTGACCCAG